CCTCCATGCTCAGGGATATTGAATTCAACAACTTTGATGTGATGCCCAATCCTCCTATAGGCCTGAAGGCCATGGAAGGCTTCATGGGGCACAACATCAAGGAGACCAGTGTTCCCTTTGACATTGACCGGCCACTCACTCAGGAGGAACTGGAGCAGACCATCTTCTACTGCAGGAATGACGTGCATGAGACCATTGAGGTCTTCTTCCATCGCTATGCAGAATTTGAAGCACAGCTTGGTATTGTGGATGCATTCGGGCTGGATCTGAAGCACATAGGAGACACTGAAGCACGGATCACTGCAAAGGTCCTGGACTGTCAGAAGCATGAGTACACAGATGAGTTTGACTACTTCTTCCTGCCCTGCCTGAGGATCAAGAAGTACAGGCACGTCATGGACTGGTTCCAGGCACTGAAGAAGACAGCTCCTCAGGATCCTGACCACACCAGAGCATATGACCTGAAGAGGAGAGCGTGGTACAGCCAGGAACTGATCACAGAGGTGGCAGGTGTCCCTCACAAGTTTGGCTTTGGTGGCCTGCATGGTGCCATCGGTACTATTAAGGTCAAGAAGAACGGTGACAAGGACATTGAGAACACACCGGTGCACCTGACCGGCTACATCCTGCATGTAGACGTGGGATCCTACTATCCATCAATGCTGATCGCTCATGACCTGGTCACAAGATCAGCCAGGAACGACAACTACAAGAAGGTCTATGACACCAGGATGGCACTGAAGAAAGCCGGCAAGAAGAAGGAACAGGCTCCTTACAAGAAGCTGCTCAATGCACTGTCCGGAGCCATGAAGGATAGGACAAATCCTGCCTATGACGCAAGGAACAACAACTGCATGTGCATCAATGGCCAGCTCATGCTCCTTGACCTGATCGAACATCTGGAAGCAGTGGAGGGATTTGAGCTGATCCAGTCCAACACAGACGGACTGATCATCCGGATCCCGGACACTGATGAGGCCTTTGATCAGGTGGATGACATCTGCTGGGAGTGGGAGCAGAGATGCAGCACAGACAAGTGCAGCATACTTCTGGGACTTGACCTGATCAGTGAGATCTACCAAAAGGACGTGAACAACTACCTGTGGATTGATGAGGACGGCAAGGTTGAGCGCAAGGGTGACTACCTGAAGGAGCTGTCAGACATTGACTACAATCTGCCCATCCTTAACACAGCACTGGTGGAGTACATGGTACACAAAACTCCGGTAGAGGAAACTATCAACAAATGTGATCAGCTCAGGGAGTTCCAGAGCATCGTGAAGCTGTCAGACGCTTACGACTATGTGGAGCATGAGCACGGTCCATCTCACTGGGAGCAGAAGTTCACCAGGGACGGCAAGAAGGCAGGAAAGAAGCTGGTTTATGACGGCCGGCAGCGGTCCATGAACAAGGCCTACAGGGTGTTTGCTTCCAAGGATCCTGAGGATGGGAGGCTCCTGAAGTGCCGGACACTGAATGACGGCAGATATGAGGAAGCCAAGTTTGGGAAGACTCCGGACAAGTGCTTCATTGTCAATGACGATGTCACTGAGATGAAGTGCCCGGATCACCTGGACAGGCAGTGGTATATAGATTATGCGAAAAGGAGGTTATCAGGTTTTGGCATCCAATGTTAAGAAGATGATCCTCAGGTATGGAAAGTGCCTGGAATATGACGGTAAAGGCAGGAACACCAGAGCAAGCGTGAGGTGTGACGGATGTGGCAAGGTCATCAAGTCAGATGAGGATCTCTCAGATATACAGTTCTCCCTCACAAAGAGGAAGACATGCATCTTCTGGCACAGCAAGTGTACGGAAAAGGTGTGGAGCAACTTGATTAAAGACAACAAGAAGTGAAAGGACAGCCATGAGCTGGTATGGAAATGACAAGATTTTTAGAACATATGTCAAAGGTATAGGTGACGGTAAAAAACCTGCTACAGGTGGTAAAGGCAAGAGCCATGTATCAAATTTTGATGAAGTGGAAAAATACAGGCATTTTGGTGCCTTTTTAACTCCAGGATACATTGATGTCAGCTTTGATTCTAAGGAAATGTATAAAGCATTTTTGCAGATGGCTGAAGACAATGAATGGAGGTGTCTTGCATTATCATCGGCAAAGGGTGGCCACACCTACTGGAAATGTAATAAACGCCACATCAAGTCAGGAAAAGACATAAAACTGGCAGTAGGCTTTATTGCTGACATTCACGGTGGTGATACATATATACCTTTGAAGGTTGATGGTGTACCACGTTATCCACCGGATTATGACATCCTGGAAGATGAGGACTACCAAGAGATACCGGATGAATTGCTGCCAATAGACAGAACAACGGTAAATCTGTGGCAGATGGAAGATGGTGAAGGCCGGAATCAGGAAATGTTCAGATATATCCAGAGGCTCCAGGCTGTTTATCATTTCTCGCCGGATGTAATTAGACGGATTCTAAATAATGCAAATGAATATGTACTTGCAGATCCGCTGCCATCATCAGAACTGGACACCGTCACCAGAGATGAAGCATTTAATAAACCTGTGTTTTTTGGCGAAAAGAACACGTTTCTTCATTCTGTGTTTGCTGACTGGCTAAAGAAAGAACATCACATAGTAAACATAGACGGTTCGCTGCATGTTTACTTTGAAGGAGTTTATACACCGGATCCAGATGTGTTTGAATATCTCATGTTGCAGGAAATTCCTCATCTCAAAAGAAATCAGAGACTGGAAGTCATGTCAACATTGAATGGCAACAAGCTAAAAGAGGTGACGAAAATTGCACCGGCAAAGTATATAGCATTTAAAAATGGAATTCTCGACATCACCACAGGAGAGATGCGTGGATTCTCTCCGGAGCTGGTGATCACAAATGTGATCCCTCATAACTACAATCCTGTTGCATATTCCAGCACAGCAGACCGCATGCTCAACAATGTGGCATGCGGTGATCCGACTATCAGAGCACTCTTGGAAGAGTGCATAGGCCACTGCTTTTTCAGATCCAACGAATTGAGAAAAGCATTCCTACTGGTTGGTGGTAAGCGTGGTGGAAAAAGCACCTATCTGGACTGCATCAAAGAGATTCTCGGTAGGAACAACGTATCATCTCTGGAACTAAAGGAGATCTCTGAAAGATTTAGTACAGCTATGCTGCAGGGGAAGTTGGCCAACATTGGTGATGACATTGGTGATGATTTCCTGCAGGGTTCCCAGGTGGCCTTATTCAAAAAGGTAGTCTCAGGAAGCCGGATCAAGGCAGAGAGGAAAGGCCTTCCTCCTTTTGACTTTGATCCTTATGTAAAGCTGATATTTTCAGCCAATGAAATACCAAGAATGAAGGATAGAGGGAATGGGGCACTGGACAGGATGATTATTATACCCTTCAATGCAGTATTTGACGAACATGCGCCAAATCATGAGCCATTCATCCGGGAAGATCTTTTTAAGGAAGAGTCACTGGAGTACATGATCAATCTTGGTGTGGAAGGGTTGAAGAGGATCCTCAATAAAGGATTCACTCACAGTGAGGCCGTTGAAGAACAGATTGAAGAGTATGAAGAGGAAAATAACCCTGTTGTTGCATTTCTCAAAGATCTGGATGTGAACAAAGAGATTATCAACGAACGCTGCAAGGATGTACGGAGGAAATACACAGTCTTCTGTCAGGAGAACGGATTCACAGCATTGTCAGATAAGCAGTTCGGTAAGCAGCTTGCATCCATCCTGCATATCCGGTCCAAGGTCGTGAAGGTTAATGGTGCTGTAGACAGAATTTATGTAAAAGGAGATGCCAAATGATAAAACCGATCGAAACCGTTTATAACGGCTATCGCTTCCGGAGCAGGCTGGAGGCCAGGTGGGCTGTATTTTTTGATCAGATAGGTATGGAGTACCAGTATGAGCCGGAAGGATTTCATCTCAGTGATGGTACTTTCTATCTTCCTGACTTCTATCTGCCCTGGTTCAAATGCTGGGTTGAAATAAAACCTAATGGTATGGACAAAGAGACATATGAAACAGCAGAGAAGAATTGTATCAAACTCTTTGAAGACTTAGAAAATCAAATCACCATGCTCTGCATTGGTGATCCCATGGATGCCAACATGAGAATCTTCTGTAATGACAGCAGCGATGGTGGCGCAGGTATCATGTATGATGGCTGGAAAGCTAAGTTTTTAAAAGGAGCTCACTATATTGATAGCTCAGGAGAAGGTTGTGACTCCAACAACACAATCTCAATATGTGTAGATGTTTGCAGAGATGACAGAGTTCTGTGCACATACAACTGGGATGATATCAAAGCAAATATACATTATGCACATGAAGTCATTAGTTATAGAGATGATTTTAGATTTGAAATGCAAATGGCAAGACAAGCACGTTTCGAGTATGGGGAATCAGGACTTGTTTCAATGAAGTTTGGAGACAAGACAATCCCACCTGCCTTATTTAAATTTCTATACTGGAATGATGTCCATACACTGGAAGAATTAAAGAATAAAAAGTTAGGAGAAATATTGAGGATGCACGGTGCAAAAGAAAACATCAATGAGATCATCAATATTCTCTAACAACAGGAGGACGTAATGGATAGAACAACTTCAACAAAATATATGCAGGAGTTTATTAGCGAATGCAAAGAGCACAAGTGTGCACAATGTGTATGTGCTCAAATACTCCTGGAGCTGGGTAAAATGGATGCACTTTGGTGCACAACACAGGACTGTCATCCTTGTGATTATTTCAATAGAGGTATGCGTAACACTTTAATGGTTACGGATGAAAGCGGTAACACCAGAGTAACTATTGAAGGATACAGGACTGTGGACAATGGTGCTGGGTACTGGGTAATTGATTGTCCACATTTTATTGCATCACCTTTTGTGAAGGGAAAATAACCATGAGCAGAAAAGAGATACACATGATCAGGAGCCACAGATCCAGGAGCAGTTACAAGCCCACTAACAAGACGATCCTCAACAAGGAAGCCAAGAAGAGGAGGCAGATCAACAAGTATATCACAGGCATGATGTCAAGAATGACCTATTAACATGGTACATCCGGCCCGGATCGGGGCCAGAAGGCACTACTACGATGTCAAAAAAGGAGACAAATGATGAGCGGACTGGTGACAAAGGATGATGTGATCAAGTCAATGGTGGCAGAGTGGAACAGGAAGAATGCCTGGAAAGAAGGAGGCCTGAAGCTGGCCTATATTGAAAAGGCCGTGCATGATACTCCTCCTGCT